ATTAAAGAAATCCGCGAGGAGTTCAAGAATAACCGCGACAAGGTTATCGACGGAAACAAGCCAGGCGACTGAAAGGGTGAGAATCTTATTATACAATACCATCGGCCTTATTATATCCCAGCAAGTATAGCTGACAGAGCTACTAAGTCCAAGCCAGAAACGAATTGGCAACTAAAAATACCAAGAAGTAAAGTTGGCACGGTGATATTAAAACGCCCTGACGGCGATATCATAATAAGATAACACGAAAAGTAATTGACAACCACTTAGCTAACTGCTATAATTACAGACATATGAAAGCATTTTTAAATTATGAATATATGATCACGCCAGGTGTTTTAAAAATACTTAGCTATATAGCAGCAGTAGTTGCAGTTATAGTGGGTTTATTTACTACATTTACAGCAGATCCCATAGCAGGTATTGGAATGACAGTATTAGGCCCAATAGTAGTTCGCATTTATGCAGAGCTAATGCTTGTTGTTTTTGAAATACACGGTGAGCTTAAAAAAATAAGCAACAAGTAGAGCAAAAAAACAATTGACTATCGGCTGGGTAGTTGGTATAATCACTAGCGTATGAACGTTAGTTTAGTATCAATTACCCAGCCTTTTTCTAACCTCGACAGCGCAGAGGATATCATTGCCTATTGCGCCCGAGTAAGCAATCCAGAAAATCAGAAAAACGTCGAAACCGCTCCAAGATTATTAAAATTTTTAATAAAACATGGCCACTGGTCTCCATTTGAAATGGTTGACATGACCATGGAGATTAAAACAAGCAGGGCAATTGCCGCTCAAATTTTAAGGCATCGCAGCTTCTCTTTTCAAGAGTTTAGTCAAAGATATTCAGAGGCTCAGTCTTTAGAAAAGCTAGAGCTCAGGAAACAGGCAGATAAAAACCGCCAAAGCAGCTCTGAAGTATTCGAAGACTCGCAGCTTCACACTAAAGTTAGAGAACATTTGGCGAAAAGCTTGTCTTTATACAAAAACTTGATTCGCAAGGGAGCAGCAAAAGAATCTGCCAGAATGATACTACCTTTAACAACCGAAACTACTATGTACATGAAAGGCAGCGCTCGCAGCTGGATTCATTATATTGATTTAAGAACAAAACAAAACACACAAAAAGAACACCGCGAAATTGCAGAAGAATGCAAAAACATTTTTAAGCAGAATTTCCCAACAACCAGCGAAGCATTATGGAATTAAAAAAAGCATTAATAACAGGAATATTAGGACAAGACGGCGCAAACATGGCAGAATACTTGCTAAAGGAACCCAATTTAGAGGTTTATGGAATGATGCGAAGAACATCTAACGCAAATTTTGGAAACATTAAACCCTTTAAAGAGCACCCAAGGTTTCACCTTGTTTGCGGAGACTTAACAGATGAAGTATCAATAGATAAGCTAGTCGAAGAAATAAAGCCAGATTTTTTTATTAATTTTGGAGCAAACTCATTTGTCGGCTGTAGCTGGGACATGCCACTTCAGGTATTTGATGTGAACACGCTCGGAGTAATCAGATCTCTTGAAGCTATAAGAAAATTTAAGCCTGACTGTCGATTCTATAGCGCTGGAAGCTCTGAAGAGCTCGGAGACATAGATTATTCCCCACAAGACATTAACCACCCAATAAAGCCCCGAAGCCCCTACGGAGCGTCTAAAGCGGCCGCACGACACCTTGTTAAAGTTTACAGAGAGTCATACAATATATTTGCAGTGCATAGTATACTATTTAACCACGAAGGCATTCGCCGCGGAGAAGAGTTTGTGACACGAAAAATTACTAAAGGCGTCGCAAGAATTGCCACGGCGATAGCCAATAACGAAGAATTTAAACCACTACAACTAGGCAATGTTCATTCCAAAAGAGACTGGTCAGATTCGGAGGACTTTGTAAAAGGAGTGTGGCTTATGCTAAACCAAGAAAAGCCTAAAGAATATGTTTTGTCCAGCAATGAGACTCACAGCATTAAAGAGTTTGCCGAAAAAGCTTTTGCGCATGCGTATATTTCTGGCTTTTGGCAGGGAGAAGGACTAGATGAAAAGTTTCTGCATGAGGGCAACCATGTCCCATTGATTGAAATCAATAAAGACTTTTATCGTCCTGCGGAAGTTCAGTTATTATATGGAGATTCAAGCCCAGCACGAGAGGAATTAAGGTGGAAGCCAGAAATTTCATTTGACAAATTAGTGCAACGCATGGTAGAATGTGACCTCGAACTAGAACATGCCAAGAGGTAAAAGAAAAACATTCGAACAGCAATTAATTGAAAAATTAGTTGAATGCCCTCACCCAAATTCGCCAGCCTTAGAGCTTAGAGCTTTTTGGGGAAGGGAAATGAAGATACTTAAGTCTGTGCTAAAAGAGTTTCCTGATAAGGAATTCTGGAACAAAGTAGAGTTTGGCAAAAAGTTTAAAAGCTTGGCAACAGCGTTAGGAGATGTTGGAAAAGTATTTGTAAAAAGAAAATACAGTGAATTTCACTACAAACCACGAATTCTTGAAACGCCAAAAGTATACGATGAAAAATTTGGGGAAGATTTAGACATAGAAAAAAAGAAAAGATCAATAAAGGATTATTTTAATGAGTAAAGAAACATTAACGGCAGAAGAACAGATTACGAGTTTCTTGAATGACAAGAACAATAAAAGGTATCACTACAACCACCTACAAGAAGAAGATTATAAAATCTCCTCTGGCAGTCTTAACTTAGACTTAGCCATGGATGGAGGACTAGGCTGTGGAATTCATAGGCTTACTGGCGTAAACGAAGGAGGTAAAACTAGTTGCGCATTAGCGTTTGCAAGACACTTTCAAAAACACTTTGGAGATAAAGGAAAAGTGATTTATTTCAAAGCAGAAGGAAGACTGTCAGGCAGTATGATCAAAAGAGCAGGAGTAAACACAGACGAGAGAAATTGGTGCGTTATTGCATGTATAATTTTTGAAAAGGTTTTTGACCTTGTTCGCGATCTCGTACAAAATAACCAAGAAAAGCGCAAATATATGTTCATTATAGATAGCATGGATGGAATGTGCCGTCAATCTGACTATGACAAAGCGTTTGGAGACGCAGAGCAAGTTGCGGGCGGAAGTTTAATTTCCTCTGTTTTCCTTAAGAAACAATCCCTCCCCATTGCGATGAACGGGCACATTGCAATCATAACAAGCCAAGTGCGCATTGAAATACCCACGGGGTACAGCAGGGCTGGAGCAAAGCCAAAACAAGCAGGAGGGCACGCAGTAAAGCATTACGCAAACAACATACTAGAATTTGAAGAGAGATATAATGCAGATATTTTTTGGGAAAACCCTAACGCTGAAACGGCAGAAAAAAAGGGAAACCCAACTGGCCACATGTGCAAGATAGCCTTCAAGAAAACCGTAAACGAAAAGACGGGCGCAAAAGTTAGATACCCAATTAAATACGGAAGAACCAACGGTAATTCTATATGGGTAGAAAGAGAACTTATCGACATGATGAAAGTTTGGGGCTACTATGAAAAAAGCGGCGCATGGATTAAATTTTCAGAAGACATTTACGAAAAATATAAAAAACTAGGCTTGCCAGAAAAGGTTCAAGGAGAACCGAAACTTCTCGCACTGTTAGAGGAAAATAAAAAACTTTCTAATACTTTAATAAACGAGTTCAAACAAGACATATTAAAAAGTGAATGACGCACAGAGACATGACTTATTTATCACTTCCGTTTGGACGAAAAAACTTGCAAACTTTAAGGATGTTAACGAGAGCTTATTAAAAAACATATTCAGTAAAAGCATCCCGCTTTATTCTAGCGCTAATACCTATGGAGGGCAAGAGGCGGCTTTCCATTACCACGAATCACTGCAAGAAGTTTTAAACGCAGCAGAATCTCTTGCCGCAGAAATTGCGAAGTTCATGGGGGTGCTAAAAGAGCGCGACAAATCTCCCAGAATTGCTTGCTACTGGGGAAATATAAACAAAGAAAAAGAGTTCAACCCTCCCCACGTACATCCAGCTAGCGACCTTTCTGGAGTGTACTATGTAAAAATCCCCGTGAGCACGGAGACTACAGAAGACCAAGAAACCGCTGCGGGAAAAATTTGCTTTCATGACACTAGGCTTGAAAAATGTATAAGCACCCCATTTTATGAAGAAAATTTAGGATATTTAGATTTAGCAAACTACTCCTTCCCTAAGGGAACCTCGCACAACCCGTGGCTAGATAATGTAGCAAAGTTCAAACCAGAAGAAGGAATGATGTCCATTTTTCCATCTTGGCTTTTGCACTATGTTGAACCTAATTTATGCAAAGAAGACAGAATAGCTATATCGTTTAATATTTCTTTTTAATGGAATTCAAAACTATACACGGAGGCGTAAAACGTATCAAAAACGTTAAAAAAAGAATTATAGACTGGGAAGCTCCAAGCAAAAGTAAGATACAAAGAGAAGTTAAAAAATTTTTAAAAAAATACTGGCAAAGCCATGTTGTTTTTGAAGAGTTCCCAGTAGCGGGAACCAGATTGAGTATCGATTTTTACAATGCTAATAAAAAAATAGCAGTTGAAGTCCAAGGATCGCAGCACACAAAATATAATAAATTCTTTCACGGTGGACACAAAAACAACTATCTAGAACAGCTAAAAAGAGATGAAATGAAGTTTAAATTTTGCGAATTAAACGAAATTCAGCTAATAGAGATCTATGACGGAGACATTATAAATCTGTCATTATTTAAAAAGTTTGACGTCTCACTATAAATAGTGTAAAATACTAGTATGAACACACAAGATATCGATCCAGACAATCTTCCCTTGTTTCAATTGCCAGAATCTTTTTTGAATAAAATGTTCGAGCTTACTGGAAGCGGAAGCGAACAAAACAGGGGATTCGTCTTGTCCTATGTCTCACATGACGGAAGACCAATGGTATACGCTCGAGCAGAAACCCAAATAATAGAAATGGGATTGCGCAAAGCCCTAGAGAGATACTTGACAGAAATGGAGCGATCCGAGGACGCCCAAAACCTCAACTCAGAAAACGAAGATTAAACCTTGACTGGAAGACGGTTTTAAGGTATAATCATCTTTATGATTTTTTCGCTAGAGTTAGAGAAGCAGTTGCTTGCTGGTTTAATTAAATACCCCCATAAATATTCAGACATTTCTTCCCTAACAACTTCTGATGATTTCTATTCAGAAGAATCAGTTGTTCACAAAACTATTTTCAACACGCTTACGCAAGCAATAGAAAATGGCGAGGCTGTAAACGAAGCCACACTTTCTCATAGAGTTTTGTCGTTAGGCATTTCCTTTGAGGATAATATTAGCGTTGGGGATTATATTAACTCATTAAGCCTCATTAAAATTAGCGAAAGCTTTATATTAAATGTCGCCAAGGAACTAAAAAAATTAAGCATAAGAAGGCAGCTTTCTACTTGCGGGGAAAAGATTTCAAAGGCAATGCATAAGCTAGACTCCTCGGAGTCTTTTAATGACATTATAGCTAAAGCAGACAAGCTTTATAATGGTCAAATAAATTTATACGACGTTGGAGACAGAAAACCAGAAAACATCTTTGACGAGATGAAAGAGTGGATTGAGTTTAGAGGCAAAAATCCCATAACAGAATTTGGAATGATGGGGCCACACAAGCGAGTCAATGAACTATACGGCTCTTTATTAAGGCCTGGAAACATTACTGTTGTCTGTGCGCGAGCTGGAGTTGGAAAGACTCAGTTTTGCATGGATTTCTCAACAAAAATTAGCGCTGAGTACGGAGTTCCAGTTCTACACTTTGATAATGGAGAAATGAGCAAAGAAGAACTAATCGTTAGACAGTGCGCTGCTTTATCAAAAATTCCAGTACACCTTCTCGAGACTGGATTATGGCGTCAAGCTGGAGACGACATTGTCAAAAGAGTTCGATCGGTTTGGGAAAAAATTAAAAACATGAAATTCTTTTACTACAATGTTGCAGGCATGAGCTCTGGGGACATGATCAACTTATTGAAAAGATTTTACTTTTCAGAGGTGGGAAGAGGAAAAGAGATGATTTTTTCTTTTGACTATATTAAAACCACGTCAGAGACTAATGACAAGAACAGGTCAGAATGGGAGCTAGTAGGAAGCATGGTGCAGAGGTTTAAAGACTGTATTCATAGAGATATTAAATTCGACGGAGAACCCATGATCTCAATGATCACAAGCGTTCAAAGCAACCGACAAGGCATTGTAAATAACCGCCGCGCAGAGAATGTAGTAGACGATGAATCTATTTTTTCATTATCAGACAGAATCGTTCAATTTGCATCTCATGCTTTTATTCTTCGCAAAAAAACTGAAGACGAAATGGAGGAAGAGCCCAACTTTGGGACGCATAAACTCAAGTGCGTAAAGTACAGGCACCTAGGCCAAGACGTTAACGGGGCAATTAATCCAATCAGAATGCCGAACGGATCGCTACAACAAAATTATATTCACCTTGACTTTAACAATT